GATAGATAGATGCCATTCACCTACTGCTACTCCTAGATTATCTTTTAACCAACAAAGATTTTCAAAATTAAAAATACTATATTCTCCTCCTTCACAATCTGTTTTAAGAAAATCTATCTTATTAATATTATTTTCTTTTAGTAAAGTTTTAAATGAAATACCCTCTAATGTTGAAGATTTTGTTGGATCAAAAATTTCAGTAGTAGCTAATTCACCATCAGTAGGTGTTATAGCTTTTTTAATAATAGTAACAGGACCTCCTTGTGTATTTTTTTCTAAAGTAGGGTGTTCAATTACTGATGGTTCTATACAAAATACTTTAGATGGATTTTTATGAAGTATAGAATAAGTAAAAGGACCAATGCTAGAACCAACATCTAATACAATATCACCTTCTTCAACTTCAAAAAACTTTTCGTATAAATTTTGTTCAAAAATTTCAAATGTAATAGCCTTTTGGTGAAAAGCATCTCCTTCAGCCATCCAACCCCAGTCAAAACCTTTTAAATCCATATTAAAGTTTTTTAATTAACTTATCTTGTTCTTTAACGTCAACTCCCATTTCCCACAAAATATGTCGAACACCTGGTTCTCGAATTATATCAATATAGTGATCAGCTTCACCTAAACTACATTCATAATATTTTGCTATGTATTCTACTACTTCTTGTGGTTTTATTTTTTTATTTGATTTAGTGTATTTTAAAAATACATTTTTCTTGGGAATCATTTGACAATAAATGGTATAATATTTTTCTTTTTCGGTAAACGGGATTGTTTGGACATAATTTACAAATTCTATATAATTAACATCCATCGATAAATACCGATTAATCATGAAAACATTAAAAGACTCGCGATCTTTCTCAGAAAAATTTTCCCAAGGTGTTTTATTGGTTGTTATTTCTTTTAACCAATCAAACAAATTCATTGTACTCGTCTTGTAAATCCTTAGGTAAAGTATCTTTTAGAATTTTACCACTAGTTACATCATAAAATACGGGGATAGGGATAATAGCATCCTCTGCAGTTCCGGTCATAAATTTAGAAGCTTTGCGAAGAATAAGACCTTCAGCAAATACTACATTACCATCTTCTGATTTTACGATTTCTGTATTTTTTAGATTAATATTTAATCTAGGTTGTTCTGTGTTTTTCATGAGTTTTCTTTTTTGTGTTTTAACCAATCTAAATAAAAGCCTATTCCTACTATTATATTCATCCCAAAGGAAGCTATAATTTCATATAAATCTTCATATACATTTGTTGTTAGGTGAACGTGTCCTACCATCCAAAAAGGTATTGACAAATTACCACTAATCCAACTTAATGTATATGAGATAAATTTTTTCATAGAGCTTGAATAACTTTTGCAATACAAGCCATGATATTAATTTCTTTATCTATTCTAAAATTAGCATGATATTGATATTCTTCAAGAATAATTGTTATAACTCCCTCGTTCCCTCCAGCATATGTTGAAGCTTTCTCGTAAAGTGCTTTAAATAATTCATCATAATCATTAATATTAGAATCTGTAATTATCTGGCGGATATTTTTCCAGTTTTTACTGGTTTTAAGTTCGTTTATAACTTGCTCAATGTAATTATTCGATACAAGTATTGATTTATCTAAAGTAAGTTTATTATCAATTGTAGATAATTGAGCTGTACCTAAAATTTTACGAACATCTGGGTAAAATTGTTTAACAATAGTGCCTAATGATTCTTTATCCCAATCAATATTTTCTTTATCTAAAATACCTGCTACGTGTCGCGCAACATCCTTCATTGAAGGAGGTATAATTTTAAGTACCTGACAACGTGATTGAAGAGGGTCAATAATACGCTCAACAAAGTTACAAGTTAAAATAAAACGAGTACTTCGTGAAAAAGTTTCAATAACACTTCTTAATGAAGCTTGGGCTTGAATTGTTAAGAAATCTGCTTCGTCTAAAATAACTACTTTGAGTGGTTTGAACGAAGCAACCGAAGCAAAACCGGACACTTTGTCCCTAATTGTTTCAATTCCTCTTTCGTCTGAGGCATTGATGTAAAGATGGTCACAATTAAGGTTATTAACAATGAGCTTAGCAAGAGTAGTTTTGCCAGTTCCAGCGGGTCCATAAAATATAAGATTTTGAATGTCGTTCTGTTCTAAATATTTAGAAATTGTCAGTTTGACATTCTCATTTCCTACATATTCATCAAGGGTTTTACTTCGGTACTTCTCAACAAGTAAAGTATGTTCTTTCATACTTAGAAGTTAAAACATACCTCCCATTCCTCCAAAGTCGTTGTCGTTACCCTTCTTTTCTTCAGGATCATCAACAACAACACATTCTGTAAGCAAAATAGTACCTGCTACTGAAGCTGCATTTTCAAGTGCAGTTCGAGTTACTTTAGCCGGGTCAATAATACCTGCTTCTTTCATATTAACGATAACTTCCTCTTTAATATTAAAACCAAACCATGGTTTAGTTCCAATTTCACCTTGAGCACCAATTTCATTGATGATTGGGTACATATCGTTTTGAGTATAACCAGCATTTAACAGGATTTGTTCAAATGGTTTACCACAAGATCGGTAAACAATTTGCTTACCAATTCGAACAGCATCACTATCTTCTTTTGGGTAAGTAATTGCTTCACGAGCAAATAGTAGAGCTGAACCACCACCTGCTACGATTCCTTCTTCAATAGCGGCTTTAGTTGCATAAAGTGCATCTTCTACTCTATCTTTCTTTTCTTTAATTTCGGTTTCAGTATTACCACCTACATAGACAATAGCAACACCACCAACAAACTTAGCTAAACGTTCTTGAAGCTTTTCTTGTTCAAACATTGAACTAGCAGTTTCAATTTGTTGTTGTAATTCTTCAACTCGTGCTTGAATTGCTTCATCTTTACCTTTACCATCAACAATAGTTGTATGATCTTTAGTAATTGTAACTAATCGAGCTGAACCTAACCATTCCCAGCTAAATTTATCAAGTTTCATACCTTTTTCAGTACTAAATACTTGACCACCGGTTAAAATAGCAATGTCTTCAAGAAGTAATTTACGGCGCTCACCAAAATCTGGTGCTTTGACTGCTGCTACTTTAATAATACCTCTTGTTTTATTAACAATAAGAGTAGCAAGTGCTTCACCTTCAATATCTTCAGCAATAATTAGCAAAGGGCGGCTTTGGCTAGAAACTGCTTGTAAAATAGGAAGTAAATCATTGATTTGAGTAAAACGCTTATCTGCTATTAGAATATAAGGATTTTCCAAATAAGCAGTCATGTTTGAATTGTTGGTAACAAAATAATGAGATTTATAACCTCTTTCAAATTGCATACCTTCAACCATTTCTAGAGCAGTTTCACCTGATTTAGATTCTTCGATTGAAACTACACCTTCACGACCAACTTTATTTAAAGCAGTTGAAATTAATTTACCTACTTCAGGATCATTGTTTGCTGAAATAGTAGCGATTTGTTCAAGTTGTTCTTCGCTTGAAATTTCTTCTTTAATTTGAGTACGAAGTGCTTCTGTTACTTGCTTTACAGCAGCATCGATACCACGCTTAATTTCTACCGCGTTAGCTCCGTTATTCAAATGGTTTAGACCCGCTTTAACCATTTCGCGAGCAAGCAAAGTAGAAGTAGTAGTACCATCACCTGCATAGTCAGCAGTTTTAATAGCTGCTTGTTTTACCATTTTAACACCTACTTCTTCTACATTATTTGAAAGAGAAATAGATTTAGCGACAGTTACACCATCTTTGGTAGATTGTACTTGACCTTGATCATTTACAATGACTACGTTACGACCATTTGGTCCTAAAGTAGCTACAACTGCATCTGCTAATTTATCAATACCTGAAACTAATTGTTTACGAGCATCGGGCCCGAATTCTATAACTTTACTCATTTTTTATTTATTAATTTTTGCTAAAATATCATTTTCTTTACCAATCCAGTATTCTTCACCTTGATATTCAAATTTGGTAAATCCTAATGCAGGTAATACAACAATATCTCCTACTTCGAGGATAGTTTTAACAAATTTTCCATAACCTGATTCAAAACCAGGGCCAATAGAAATAACTTCTGCTGTTTTATTTCTTTCACTACCCAAATCAGGTACAATAATATTACCATAAAGAGTTTCTTCCAATTCAATTGGTTTTACTATAATGGCATTAAATAGGGCTTCTAATTTCATAACTCTGTTAGTTTACTTAATCTATCAATTATTTTATTATATTCTTTAATGAATTCTTTTACACTTTCGTAACTACCTTTTTTAACTTCACTTTTAGCAATTGCCTTTAAACAACTACCAAAATCAGAGAAAAACCCTAAAGTGTTTTGATATTCTTTACCACTTTCTTGGGCTACAATTATTTCTTGTACTGCATAGCAGTAGTCATCTAATTGTATAAAATAAGGTTCGAGAGCAGGATCTTTAATGTACCGGATTCCTGTCGGTTTTTGGTTGTCACTCATAAACTTTTTAATTATAACCGAAGATACGAAAAGACCTAATACCCGGCAAGCTAAAGTACGAGGTCTTTTATAAATATTAAAGATCTGCTTTTCTTACTAAAAAGTAAGTACTTTCAATATTTTCGTTTTCAAATTGCAATTTTAATAACCCTTGAGTGTTTAAACTCATGTGAGCTGTTTCAAAATCTTTATTATTACTTAATATAGTTTTAAGAATGTCAGAATTAAACGGAATTACAAAATCCATAGTTCCATTTGATAAAGAAACATCTTGAATTATATAATTAATTTTATTAGAATGTTCTGAATTGTCTCCAAAGATTAATTCTAATACAGCTTCACCATCAAAATTTCTACCTACATTAAAAATAACATTATCACTATCTAAAGCTGATTTTGCTCTAATAATGTTATCTACTATTTCTTTAGTTAAATCACAATTAATCTCAAATGTAAAATTATCAGTAGGTTCATTTAATTTTTTAAACTGGTTAAGTAAAATATCACCTAGTGGATAATGTAGTGTGTAATTGGTATCTGAAAATGAAAGTTTAGTAAATACTTTATTTATAGAATCTAATTTTAATTCTATTAATCCTGTTGTTACTGCAAGTAATTTATTAAGTTTACTTGTATCAGTTATACCAATTTCACAATTATTTAAAGGAAAATTTTTATGGCATATTTTACCAATCATTTCCTTATTAGGTGATTTAAAACTAATATTTAATTTTTTATCACTTACTTCCCACCTAACAGCTTCATTAAGACCTCCCAAAAAATATTTTGAAATAATTGATTGGAGTTCACTTTTATTAATCATAACTTATATATTAAAAAACATTGTAATGTAAGGGTTAAGATTTAAACTCCAACCCAAATCATGATAAAAACCTTCTAATTTACTTTCAAGAATAGACTCAAAAGATTTATTTTTATTTGCGTACTTATTTAAAAGATCTTTTATTTTATCAGGCATATCAAAATCAAGAAAAGCAAGTGCCTCTATTTTATAAGGATTATCTTTTAAGTAAATCCATTTTACTTTATCACCTTGTACAATACGAGAATGTTGCTTATCTAAGCCCCAAAATGATAATAAATCATTATATTTAATAGCAGCTTTAACTGAAGCAGGTGCTCCTTGTTTAATAGCAGAGAACATTTCACCTTTTTTAGCTTTACGTTCAATGTATTTATCTAAAGTTTTAACTGAAGTAGGGTTACCTAAAATAGCAATATCTAAATCTTTAGAAAGAATATAATTTTTAAAATCTAAAAGTAATTTATCAATTTCTTTTTGATCAGATCCTTTTAGTACTTTTTCTAAGATTGAATTAAAGAATTTACCAAATATTGGAGGGAAATTAGCTTTCATAAACTCTAACCCTTTAATATCTAATTCTTCTTTAGTTACACCTTCTTTTTTAGTAATCCATTGAGCATATCTACGAGTAGCTCTAAAATAGGCCGAACGAATAACTGCTTCAGTTTTCATTTCAAATCGGTGTTCTTTAATATTGAATACTTCTTCAGCCATTTGTTGGTAGTACCCCGTAATTAAATCTTGGTATTTAAGGGCAATCTTTTCTAATGCTTCATCTCTTTCTGCTTCAGACATCTCATCAAAATTAGGATAAAGATGCTTTAATAAAGGCTCTGCATTATAATAGTTAGAATCCGTATCTACATAAGCACAGAAATTCACGTCATCTTCTTTACAGATGAACCACGGAGTACCTTCTAAATGAATCATTCTATTACTTGAATTTCGCCTAAATTATCAGACGGAATATAATATTTAAAATCATACCCATCAAGCCATTCAGTAACAATTTTCTGCATAGCAGAAGACTTACCAGTGATAATTTTAGTATTTTTAAATTCTTGAGAATGCCAAAAGAAAAAATCAACTAATTCTTTCTCAACATCCTCATGTTTAACACCATGTAAATCTAGGGTTCTTTGTGTTTTCATTCTTCATCAAATACTTCTAAAGGTTGTTCTTCTTCTCCTTTAGAATTATAAATGGTTTCTAGAGCAAAAATAGTAAATTTTTTACCTTTAATTTTAAAAGTACCTCCTTGTTTTAACATTTTCTTTAATAAAGAGGTTTCTTTATCTGACCAATTTAAAGTAAGATTAATTAATTGATCTTTATTTAATTGTTCTCCATCACAAAATATAGTGACTCCGTTTCGAATTGATTGTTTTGATATCATAAGGCTATCTCTTCTCGCATTATTTTGTTCATATGTGTGTTAGCAAACAAGGCCGATTCTTGGATAATACGCTGACCGGACAATGTAATACTCTCACTTAGAATAACATTACCATAACGAAAACCCCCTAAAGCAGTAGCACCATACAATGAGTTCAACAAGATCTTCATTGTATGTTGTAGTAAGTGGTATTGAGCCCCTTTCTCTTTATCACCTGCTTTATAAGATTCCTTCATTTTATTTTTATACAAAACCCTTTCTTCAAACCATTTAGCAAGAATAGTTTTCAATACTGAATCGAAATCTGTTCTATACATAACACCATTAGCAGACACTGCAAATCCCATATCTTCAATTAGATTTATAAGTTTCCCAGCCTCTATCTTGGTTCGTTTTCTGGATGAATTTTCCAGTGTAAGTTCGGTTTCCGGATTTAGTTTTTTCAAATCATTTAATCCGTAACGGCAGTTAAATATTTCCTTTCCTTCCACTATAACTTTCTCATTTGGTATAATTATACGCCCTACTAGCGTTTCTTTACCAATGTTTAAAGACATAATAATAGATGGGTATAGAGAAGTTAAATCTTCGTCAAACATATACTTATATAACCCTGCTTGGGGGCAAAATAAGTAACCACCGGCGTAGTTCAACTTAGTAATTGGGTTTTTATCGCGGCTAGGCGGTATAGTACCTTGAGACAATAGGTAAGCACTAATTGCGCCGTCGTGAATCATGCTGTTTTTATAGACGTCACTATAATTGATCTTACCTTTGTGGGCTAGGTTTTTTGTTAACGAAATATATTGAAATTTTTCGTCTAACGCTTTTAAGATCTCAACATCTCGAAAGTTATATTGAATAAAAGTTTGAATATCTTCTTCAAACAACCGATCTAAACTACCTTCGTATTCAATTTTTTCTAAACCAACGTATTTTTTACCTAACGCATCTAATTTATACGAGGGTTCATCTTTAAAGCTATATTTTTTGTGTAGCTTCATGTAGTCAAGATTTTCAACTCCCGCCATTAGTAGGGGTTGGTCTTTATTCCACTCACTTTGGTCGTAAACAATGTTAACCGGAGAGATAGCACTAGCGATTTCTTGGTCGAATACATTAGAGATGCGGTAGTAGAGGTAGGGTATGTCGAAATAATCGCTATTATACCCTATGAGTATATCCGGATTAATTTCGCGCATTCTTATTAAGAAAGTTTCTAAAAGCTTTTCTTCGCTTTCACAAGGAACAATTTCTTTATTTTTAGCTTTGGTGTGCTTTAATTGTCCTTTTTTATCTAAAATAAGAATTACCCATTGATCCTCTTGTTTGTACCACCATGCAATTGAAGTAACGGGTTTGGGAGCACTTTTGATATATTCTTCCGTAAGTGCTCCCCCCATTTCAATCTCAATATCAAAAAATACTTCTTTATGGGTTGTTGAAGGTTCATCATTAGTTCCATACTTTTCAACTAAAAACCTTTGGTAAGGTTTCATATCGTTAAAATGAACTTTATTATCTTCTTTATCCCATTTGTAAGTTTTCCTAAGAGATTCTTTTTTTAAACCAACAAATTCTTCTTCTTGTTCGTCACATTCGATGTAGGCAGGGTAGTTCCACTCAAAATTAGTGTAACCCTTATCTTCCCATAAATGGATTTTATATTTGTTATTGCCTAATCTAGTAGCAAAACAAGATTTGTAACTCATTATTTAAAGAATTGATTCAGATCAGGTTTAAAATAATTAATTGATTTCATTACTTTACGGTCTCGAGTACGATATACAACATACTTGTTACCAACCTGCTCATAGTGACAGCCTTCGCCTTGTTCTTGTGAACGTGTTTCAACAGTCTTTTGTGCCTCTTCTTGTGTAAAACAAGCTTTTGAAAGATTTGATGCCTGTACTTCCATATAAGCGGGCCAAATTTGATTCTTAAGGCCATGAAGCATAGTACCGTTCCCAAGGGATACATAAGCAATGTCACACAATGCATCCAAAATTTCCACGATGTCTTGTTTTTCACAAGCTTGTTTATATTCCTCAAGTTCTTCCAAAACGAAGTTGTAGACAAAATCCCATTCAGATTTTGCTGGAATTGTGGGTGCATAATTGTTGGGTTTATTCATTAAGCTGTTGAACTCTTCAACCTCGCTTACGAATGGTACATATTTGGAATTGAATAATTTTGCAATTCTACCTGCAGTTTCTTCAGCCCAATCTATTTCAGGGTTACGGGTTGCTTCATCTCGATCAGAGAATGAACGAAGTAATCCTAAACTATTAATTAATTCTATTGTTATTAATTCTTTAAATTGAGACATGACCATTATTTATTTTAAGACTATCAAAGAATTCTTTACGAGCTTGGTTATCATTTTCCATGAACACACCTGATGCTTTGGTAGTTACCATTGCTGCACCTTGGTGATTAATACCTCTACAAGATACACAGTTGTGTGTAGCAACTACAGTTACAATTACACCACGATTACCTTCACATACTTTATTTACTGCTTGGTGAATAGCTGATGTAAGTTGTTCTTGGATAGCACCTCGACGACCAAAATGTTCTACAATTCGGTTTAGTTTAGATAAACCAATTACACGACCATTATCTCCAGCTACATAACCAATATGTACTACACCACGAATTGTTTGGTGGTGGTGTGAACACATTGATGTAAGTTGAATGTTACGTTCAATGATAATTCCATCATAACCATCTGAGGGGAATGAAGTAATTTCTGTAAATGGAGTATAACGGCCTTTCCATAAATCGTTTACGTATGCTTTAGCTACGCGACGAGGTGTCTCCATTGAGTTAGGGTCATTTTGCCAATCACATTTTAGTGCTGTAAGAAAGCGTCCAAAGTGCTCTGCTGCTTCCTCGATCATTGCTTCTTTTTGTTCAGCTGAAAGTGGGAAATCACCTGCTACTCCGTTTGCGAAACCAACAGGAACGCATTCAATATTTTCGTGTTTTTTACGACGTTTATTTTCTATATTTTCCATAACATTAATATAATAACTTTTTTTTAAAGAGCAAAGATAGATTTAAGATTTCTTTTATAACCCCCTGTTGAATCCATTCCATAACCAATCAACCATTCATCCTCGCATTCAAAAGCATGTCTAAATGAAGATATAAGACTATGAGGTCCTATAGGGTTAAATTCATTTTTAGCTCGTTTTACTAGAGTAACAACATTGATATCTTTTGCACCTTTAATATTAAAATATTTAGCTAAAAATCGCATTGTTTCTCCTGAATCAAAAATATCATCAACTAAGTAAACGTACTTACCCTGCACTGATGTTTCAATATCTTTAGTGAGTTGAATACTGCCTCGTTCTTTACCTGAGTAGGATTTGACTCGAACAAAATCACATTCTACATCAATATCCATATTACGAACTAGATCTGAATAGAACATAAATGCTCCATTTAGTACTCCTACCATTACAACAGGTGTAGCATCATTTTTATGCTCGCGAGAAATTTGTTGAGCAATAATTTTGGTTTTAATGTCTATATCGTGAGCAGAATATAATTCAATCATAATTAATTAGATAAAGGTGCTTTGATTGGATCGTGGTGAATATAGTTTTTTAATTCTGCCGATACACTACCTTCCAACAAATCTAGTTCTGTTATCTCTACTGTAGGTAAAGTCATTGGTTTTCTAGTGATTTGTTCTTTTGCCTGTTCAACGTGATTTGAATACAAATGAACATCACCTAAATTACCAATCAATTCATCAGGTACCATGTCTACTTCTTTAGCAATCATTTCAAGCAATAATCCGTAAGAGGCAATATTGAATGGTAAACCTAAGAATGTATCTACTGAACGTTGATTCCACATTAGAGAGATTGCTCTGTATTTTCCAGGATTAATAATCTTCTCTTCACGTGTAGTTGGTCTTGTATAAACTTGAAATCCGTAATGGCAAGGAGGTAGAGCCATATGTTCTAGATCATCAACATTCCAAGCTGAAACCATTAATCGTCTTGAATCTGGGTTTGTTTTGAGTTGATAAATTAGATTTTTAATTTGGTCAATATCACCACCTGCTAAATCAGATGATGGCCACTTTCTCCATTGTGCTCCATAAATTGGTCCTAACTCACCCCAAACGTGTGCAAAAATAGGATCTGTTTTAATACGCTGAACAAAGTCTTCCATTGACAATGGTTCATCTAATTCGTATTCCCATACAGTTTTATAACGTTTGTATGCATCCCCAGTCCATATGTTACATCCATTCTCAACCAAATACTTAATGTTGGTATTTCCTTTCAAAAACCACAGTAACTCAGTTACCATAGTTTTGAATGCCATTTTCTTAGTAGTAAGCAAAGGATAACCGTCAGACATTTTATGTCTGATCTGACGACCAAATACTGAAATAGTTCCGGTACCTGTTCTGTCTTCCTTTTTTACTCCGTTATCTAGGATATCTTGTAGGAGTGCTTGGTATGTTTTATCTAAATTGTTCATTTTACAAAACGTGTTGCAGAGTGAGTCCCATCTGGGTTATTTGTAAAACTGGCTAAGTTAATAAAATCTTGTTTATTTTTAATAGCATTATGAACGACAACAGAAATAATTTTACCTGTAGAATCGTCTACTATAACATGTCCTTTATTATTTTCTAGTAGGAGCTGCATCGTAACATTTTTTACAAATCCAAACAAAATGAGGAATCCCAAAGTTATTTCTTTCTACTTTAACTCCTTTTTTAAAAGTTATAGAATCTAAACAGTTATGGCAAACTATTTTTTCACTAGTTTTAGCCATTATTTTATTTTTTTTACTTCGTAAATATTTCCTGAAGTGGTGTTGGCTTGAAATAGTTCAGCTAATTTTGTAGCAGCACTCATAGATTCAAACTCCATAGGAATACCCTCACTATCATTCACGATGATAGTACGAGGGATTCCTTGGATGTTAGTATGCTTAAAAATGACAAAAGGCATTAGACTTCACGTTTAGTATCAAAAGCAATAATATGTTCACGACCTGTAAAGTTATAGTAATTCTTAGTACACCAATCAATTACCATAGGATAAACACGAATTAGTTCTTGACGATTATCTCCAGGAGGCATAATCCAGATTTTATCTTTTGGTACTTCTAGCTCATCCATAAATGAACGAATTTCAGCCCAAGTTTCTGGCATTTCATCTGGGTTAACGACTACCTTCATATGGTAGTCTGAATGATAAGCCATTGACTTTTTAATCGCGTCTTTGTTTAGACGTAGTCGATTGTGAGTATCAATGAATTTTTGATCTACAATACTCCCAAGAGGTGTAGTACCCCCAAGTACAGGCACGCTGTTACTAAATTTAGGGCTGAAACTAATAAGCCCAATAGGATAATCTGTTTCAAGGAAAGCAGACCCTTCTGTTTCGATCGTGATGATGATTTGCCTTTCATTTGCAAAGTGAGTTAGTTCGTTTACGAGTTTTGGATGCATAGTTGGAGAACCTCCAGTTAACATCATCTCCTTAATTTCAGGATTTTGATCGTAAATGTTAATAATATCCTGGAAAGTGTATTTACCTTTTTCAGGGTGGATACTTGTGTACCAAGAATCACACCATCCACCTTCACCAAAGTAGCAGCGGTGGGTGCAACCCGTAGTGCGGACTGCAACAGTAGGGCGACCTGCTCGGCTACCCTCTGATTGCACACAAGTGTATAATTCTACAATTGGTAGAATTTTATTGTAGTCTTCTATTCTTCCTAGTGACATAATTATCCTTTATAAAATGC